TTTTTTTTTTTTTTAATAAAAAGAAGAATACATGGTGACTGGGGTACAAATTGAATAAGAATGGGGATATGATTGGAATAGCTCAGTACCCATAGGAATTTGTATCCTGACAATTGTCACCATGTATCCTGACAAAGGCGGAAAATAAAAGAATTGTGTATTAGTATAATCATGATAATACTTAGTATTTAATTTTTAAAAAGTGTATTAGTATGTGTATATACACAATCTCGTGTATATACATTAAAAGGATTAAGATCATGTGGACATCTCCAGCAGCAACAGAAATGCGTTTTGGTTTTGAGATTACAATGTACGTAATGAACAAGTGATTTAATGGCAATAATTGCAACCCAAAAGGTACTCACACTAGATTACTGGAAGTTTGCGGACAAGCTAGAAGTCGGTGACTATGTTTTCAATAAAGATGGAAAGATAGTCACCATTACCAAGATTCATAAGTACTTCTCAGAAGAGTGCTATGAAGTAAAGTTTAATGATTGCTTAACAATGTGTGGTGATAAACATTTAGGGTTCCTATTGGAAACCGCTATGTATAGGCAAAAGGCCAATTTGTATAAGGGCTATCATAAGTTTAAAAGTAAATTATGGTTTACTAAGTTAGAAAATTTAATAGGGTTGCCTTTAAGAACTAAAAGAAACCGGAATGAGTATTCAGTTCCTGTGATTCAGCCGCTAAGGCTCCCTATGCAAATGCATCCTGTGCCGGCATTTATATTCAGCTTCTGGTATTTTAGTAAGGCTATGATCCCAGCTAAAATACTTAGAGAAGAGATACATCAAAAATTTAAAGATCATGGATACAAAGTAACCGTGATTAATAACCACTCTGGAAAGATAAAAGTGGAGCCATCAATTGAATCTCAACTGGCTCCTTACATACCAACTAAGATACCAGAAAATTATTTGATGGGATCAGTTGAAGAAAGAATAGAATTTTTAAGGGGTGTGATTTATGCATATCCAGGAAATTACAGAATATATTTAGATAGATTTATAGTACCAATGCCAGACAACAGTACTGCAATAAGAATGCAAAACTTAATTGAGTCATTGGGAATACTATGCTATTACGAAACAACTAAGCGTGGTGATAAGCATTTATCTTTTAAAACAAATATAAGATTAATACCTTGGCAAAAACCAGCGGTAACAAAAGTTCATTATACTAGAAGATTTATAAAAGAAATAAAACCCATCCAATCTCAAATGTGCGTTCACATTGAAACGAGTGAGGAGGATAATAGCCTAGTAGTAGGCGAAGGATTTATAGCTACATGCTAACCACAAAGCAGGAAAAAATCTTAGCAGATTTTGCAACCGCAAATAAACATTGGCCGAAGCCACAACTGGATGCAGCCTTATGGCAAGTCAAATGGAGCCTGCAGGCTTTACCACACCAACAAGAACCCGAGGGCGGGGAGTATGATACACTGCTGATGTTAGCAGGTCGAGGATCTGGTAAGACACACACCGCATCACATTGGATCGGTATCAGGGCTTGGAAGTATCCAGGCACCCGATGGTTAGTCACAGCGCCAACATCAAACGATATTAGGGCAACATGTTTTGAAGGCGACTCAGGATTGATGAACATCATCCCAGCCTCGCTGATAGAGACTTATAACAAATCATTATTTGAAATCACATTAACCAACGGTTCTATTATACAAGGCATACCGGGCTCAGAACCAGAACGGTATCGAGGTAAACAATTCCACGGCGCTTGGTTTGATGAGCTCTGTGCATTTGATTATATTGATGATGCATACGATGGTGTTCAGTTTACACTGCGATTAAAAGACCCACGCATTCCTCGTGTTCAGCAGATCATCACAACAACACCCAAACCAAAAGAATTAATTGTTGATTTGAATGAGGGTAAGGTTGGAGGTGATGTGTATGTCATCAACGCCAGTTCATACGACAACAAAGAAAACTTATCAGCTACGTTCTTCAAACAGTTAGAGTCATACGATGGAACTGACTTAGGGCGTCAAGAGATCTATGGTGAAATCCTAGATCCAGAAGCGTCGGGTATTATCAAACGTAAACAATTCCGTTTATGGTCAGCAAAGAAACCTACACCGAACCTTGAGTACGTGATTGCCTCATACGACCCTGCAACCAGTGAGAAGACACACAACGACCCAACGGCATGTACAGTCTGGGGCGTATTTGATCAAGAGGACGCGGGCACATCAATCATATTGCTGGACTCTTGGGATGCACATTTATCCTACCCAGAGTTACGACGTAAGGTGATTGAGGACTTCAAAGAGGTAGTCTATGGATCTGACAACGAGTTCGGTAAGGGACGAAAGGTAGATCTCATATTGATGGAGGATAAGTCAGCTGGTATATCATTGATCCAAGAACTCCAAGGTGCCAATGTCCCAGTTAGGGGTTACAACCCAGGCCGAGCAGATAAAGTTCAGCGTCTTAATATTGTAGCACCTATTGTTGCTAAAGGCAAGGTATTTATACCAGAAGATATTAATATAAAAGGCGAGTATGCAGAGTGGGCTAAACGCTTCATACGACAGGTATGTTCGTTCCCAGAAGCGGGCGGTCATGATGACTACGTTGATTCACTTTCACAAGCACTACGAGTTCTCAGAGACTCGGGATGGATTCAATTAGATCCGTTACCATCAAGGGATTATTCATACGCAGATGACTCTTCTAAGAAATATGCAAACCCATACGCTCAATAGGGCGGAATCTTTTCGGATTATGTATTAGTGTGCTTAGATATGAATCTTTTAGGCACCTATAATTAATATGGCAAAACAACCGCAAATCGCAATCCAAAAAGGTGGAAACTTGCCTACGTTAGATGATCGTGAAGACGATATCAAACAATCTGTAGAACAGGATGATGAGACTCATGAAATTGCAGATGATCTTGGTATTGATGATGCCGATGCAGAACAGGAAGTTATTGAATTAGACGATGGTTCTGTTGTTGTAAACTTTAAACCAACAAAAGGCCCACAAACAGATCCAGACTTCTATGAGAACTTAGCAGAAGTCTTTGACGATGGAACGCTAGACTCACTAGCAAATGAATATTTAGATTATATTGATGTCGATAGAGAATCAAGAAAACAACGCGACAAGCAATATGAAGAGGGTTTGCGCCGTACAGGTTTGGGCAAAGATGCTCCAGGCGGTGCAACATTCGACGGCGCATCCAAAGTTGTACATCCAGTTATGGCAGAAGCTTGCGTGGATTTCGCTGCATCATCAGCCAAAGAGTTATTACCCCCAGATGGTATTGTTAAGTCAAACATCAAGGGTGAGGCAAATACAATTAAAGAAGCTACTGCAGAACGTAAAGTAAACTTTTTAAATTGGCAATTATCAGAACAGATACCTGAGTATCGTGATGAGATGGAGCAGTTGCTAACACAACTACCATTGGGTGGATCACAGTTCCTTAAATGGCGTTTTGATCCAGAACAAAAACGTCCAACATGTGAATGGGTACCGATTGACAACATCTTGTTACCTTACGCGTCAACAAACTTTTATACTGCGTCTCGTAGTACAGAAGTACAAGACATTACAGAGGACATCTATCTACAACGTATTGAGCAGGGTATATACCGTGATACGGATGCTTCATATACATCTGACGCTCCTTTAAACGACCAAACACAATCAGAAAAAGCTAACAATAAGATTGAGGGCAAAGATATGCCTTCTAAAAATATTGATGGTCTTCGTCGTGTTTATGAGATTACTTGTTTTATTCGTTTAGACGATGATGATGTTTCAGAAGGCAAACGCGCTCCATACATTTTAACAATTGACGAGTCAAGCAGCAAGGTTCTTGGCCTTTACCGTAACTGGGAAGCTAACGATGAAAAACTTCAAAAATTGGATTGGTTCGTTGAGTTTAAGTTTATTCCTTGGCGTGGTGCTTATGCTATTGGCTTACCTCATCTCATTGGCGGTCTTTCTGCCGCTCTTACTGGTGCATTACGTGCTTTGTTGGATTCAGCACATATTAATAATAGCCAAACATTACTTAAATTAAAAGGTGGTCGTATTGGTGGACAGTCGGATCGTATTGAACCGACACAGGTAGTAGAGATTGAGGGAGCTCCAGGTGTAGATGATGTACGTAAATTGGCTATGCCAATGCCATTTAGTCCACCATCAAGTACATTGTTAAACCTATTAACATGGTTGACAGATGCAGCTAAGGGAGTAGTAACAACAGCAGAAGAGAAGATTGGCGAAGCTAATAACAATATGCCAGTTGGTACTGCACAAGCACTAATTGAGCAAGGTGCCAAGGTATTCTCTAGTATTCATGCACGATTACATCGTAGTCAAGCTAAGTCATTAGCAATCATCTCACGTATCAATCATTGGTACTTAAATGAGATGGATAATGAATCAGGCGAAGAAATTGAAGTTAGAGACTTTGCTAACAACAATGATGTCCGCCCAGTTTCAGACCCTAACATATTTTCAGAAACACAACGCCTAGCTCAAAACCAAGCAATTTTACAGCTTGCTAGGGAAGCCCCACCAAACATGTTTGACCTACGGGCAACTTATCGTAGGGTTTTACAACAACTCAAGGTTCCAGCAATTGATGAGATATTACCAAACCCACAAGGTGCAAGTGAATCTAATCCAGCGTTAGAAAACGTATCCATGACAATGGGCCGTCCGGCCGCAGCATACCCAGACCAAGATCATCTAGCACATATTCAAGTACACTTGGAATACACAAATAATCCAGCGTATGGTGGTAGCCCAGTAATTGGGCCAACATTAACACCACATATGTTAGATCATTTGAAACAACATTTAACGCTACATTACTTGCAATCAATGCGTTCATATGTATCTCATGCAGCCGGTGGTAAAGATGTATTTAAACTGCATGAAGAAAGTCCAATGGACGCTGAATCTCAGCAAGCATTGGCCCTAGCAGCTCAGATGGTTGATCAAGATGCCACTCAGATCCTAGGTCAGTATTTACCAAAAATTAATGAGCTTGCACAAAAAATGCAACAGATGCAACAAGGTCAACAACAAGCTGCTGCAGATGCAGATCCAACGGCTCAAGTTATCCTTAAAACACAAACGGCTGAGACTCAACGTAAAGCTCAAGAAGCTCAGGCTAAAATGCAACTTGAAACAGCATCACAACAGCAAGAGTATCAAATTAAAATTGCTGAATTGCAACAAAAAATGCAAGAACTTGAAGCTAAATATAAAACACAATCAACTATTGATTCACAACGTAACGCCACAAACATTGCAATGGCAGATATCAATAACTCTTCTCGTGAACGTATTGCAGAAATTTCAGCTCAAGCTCAATTATCACAAAGTCAGCTACAAATGCAACACGAGCAAGACACTACAGCGTTCATGACGTCACAAGAAGCAGCTAGTGATATCAGACAGCATGGTATTGATATACAACAACAAGCATTTACGCAACAAGCTGAAGCAGCTCAACAGCAAGCACAACAGCAAGCACAACAGGCACATCAAGCTGATCAACTCCATCCTGGTTATCTGAAGACCAACGAAATGAAATTCAAGAATTTTATGAAATGGCTAAAGCATTAGAAAATATTTTCCCTTGGAAGCAACATGTAGATCATATTGTTCCATTAAAAGGTAAAAACGTATCGGGATTAAATGTTCCTTGGAATCTTCAAATATTATCAGCGCATGAAAATATTACAAAAAGTAATAAATATTAGGGCAGATATAACTATTGCTGTGTATTAGTAATAATATACAGCAATAGAAAGAATATCGCATGGTTGATTTAATAGGCGAAATCCTGAAGAGGATTAAGGCCGCAGAATTTAATACTAAAGAAGCGTTAGCTTCTGGTACACACATCCAAACTTTTGAACAATATCAGAGGTTATTGGGTACTTGTGAAGGATTATCACAATCTCTCACATTAATCGAAGGCATCCTATCAGAGGACGATGAAGATTTAAATAACTAAGTTCCGTATGGGACAAGGAGAATGGCCGTATGGCTATAGTAGCAGATTATAATGTAAATGCTGAGGCTGATTTAAGAACCGAAGCAGAATGTTTCCCAATAATAGACCCGGGTGTAGAAGTTTCTGGTGATCGTGTGCTAGTTCAATTACGTCGTCAGAAGACAAAAAGCCGTGGTGGTATATTTTTAGTGGAAGAAACTACTCAAACCTTGAAATTTAATGAGACTGTAGCAAAAGTTGTCCAAATTGGACCTTTGGCATACAAGAGTCCAGATACTTTAGAGCCTTGGCCTGAAGGTAACTGGTGTGAAGTGGGTGATTTAGTGAGAACTATCAAGTATGGTGGTGATCGCTACGTAGTAGATGCAGAAGACGGTGAAGGTGCAGTGATATTTATTACATTGCAAGCCCGTGAAATCATCTCTAAGATTAAATCATTTGAATTCGCTCAAAAAATGAAAAGTTTTGTAGATTAACTTTGTATAAAGGATAGAAAATGGCAGAAGAAAAGAAAAATATTCCTATTAAGGAACATGAGGATGGAAGCGTACAAGCAAAGCTTAGCGCTTCAGACGTCGAAGAGTATGATGGGTTCGGAGTCGACGAAAAAGAAGAGAATCCCGAAGAATTAGAAGGTGATGAAGAAGGTGAAGAAGAAAGTTCTGAAGAATCTAACGATGATGATGCTGATAGGGAGCAAATCCGTGAAGCCCGTCGTGAAGAGCGCAGATTAAAGAAAGAATTAGCAAAACAGCGTGAGGCATCATCCAAACATAAGATTAGTGCACTAGAAAAACGTAACGAAGACCTAGCAAAACGCCTAATTCAACTAGAAAACGGCGCTGCATCGCTTCGTTTTGCACAGATAGACAAAGCCGTGGAAGATGAAGCCACCAGAGTCGAATATGCAAAGATGAAGATGTTACAGGCCGCCCAAGCAAATGATGCTGCAGGTCAAATTGAGTATTTAGATCAATTAACAGATGCAAAACAAAGATTACTGCAAGTACAGCATTATAAAAAGAAACAGTTAGAAGAAGCTAATCGTCCTACCCAAAATGTTCCAACACCTATGGCTGCTGAGGTTCAACAACAAGCAACCCACTGGTTAAAGAAGAATTCTTGGTATGACCCAGAAGCTCGTGATACAGATAGTAGAATTGCCAAAGTAATTGATCAAGAGTTAGCATCAGATGGTTGGGATCCAGCGGATTCTGAGTACTGGGATGAGCTTGATAATCGTTTAGCTGCAAGATTACCACATCGTTATACAGCAGGCAGCAAGAATGCCAAAAGGTCTGCAGGACCTACAGCATCGAGCCGTGTAGCGAATACATCAACAGGTCGACCTAATACCATCACATTAAGCCGTGATCGTGTTAATGCGATTAAGGATGCTGGTGCTTGGGATGACACAGATAAACGAAATAAAATGATCCGCGCATACGCTTCGTATGACCGCGCTAATAAAGGATAATTATAATGGCTAACAATCGAATCACTCGCGACTTAGATGATCGCATTTCTGATAGAGTACAAGAAGTAAAGGACAGGTCTACATTGGCCAGTTCAGATGATATCGCACATCGCGAACGCCTAGATGCGTTCAGAGATAAATGGCAAAATAGTGCGTTGCCTGATATTCCGGGAAGTGCAATCCCAGGAATGCACTTGTGTTGGTTGAGTACCACCAATACATATGACAGTATCGACAAACGTATGGCATTGGGTTATGAACCAGTTAAAGCTAGTGACTTAGGTAAAGGCTTTGAAGGACTAGGTAAAATGAGCTCGGGCAAGTTTGAAGGCTGTATTACTTGTAATGAAATGATTCTCTTCAAGTTACCTGAAGATGTCTATCAAGAAGTTATGCATTTGTTGCACCTTGAGGATCCCCTCGAGCACCAACGAAATATCACGGCTAATGTTCGTGACACTGCTGATGGTAAAAAGGGCGGGCGTAGTATTTTGGAAGGCGGACTTTTGGAAATGGAAAGAGATGCTTCAAAAGCAAGTAAAAACATTCGTTTTCAATAACTAACTTTAAACACAAAGGAATAGACATATGTCTACAGTATTTCAACCCTTTGGTCTGAAACCTGCCTACCACCCAAGTGGACTTGATCGTGCAGTACCTTTTGTCGGTACTAACTCATATTCAAACGGCGTTTCATACAGTGCTAACTACTCTTTGTCTTCTGGTCAATCTTTTTTCCAGTACACTCCAGTAGCTATCACTACAACAGGCCAACTTACACTCGCAAACCAAGCCGCAGCATCTGGTAAAGTTTACGGTTCTTTTGACGGTGTAGAGTACACTAACTCAGATGGTCGTCGCGCAGTTGCGAAGTCAATCTCTTTAGTTGCTTTAGCCGCCTCAACTCAAGTTATTTTCTGGATTTTTGCAGACCCTGCATTAGTTTATGAAATTCAAGTAAACGGTTCTGCTACTACTAGCGCCGTAGGTACTGAATACAACTTTGATACTACTGCAGGTTCTACTGTTTCTGATGGTTATACTATCGGTATCGGCGGATCAGGCTTCTCTACTACTGCGTTGCT